ATCCTTAGAATTGATGTCCTTAGATATTTCATCTTCTGAGTCCTTAGAATTGATGTCCTTAGACATTTCATCTTCTGAGTCCTTAGACATTTCATCATCACCATCTTCGTTATCGAGACTATCCTCTTCATCCCCAGTTTTTACTGGTACATCATCTGATGCCTCTTCTTCAGAATCGGGTTGTTCTGTAACAACCTCTTTCTCTTCTTCCAATGATTCTTTTAGCAAATCGTTTAGTTCTTGTTTCATTGTAGAAGCAAGTATACCTTTTGCATTTGCTTTGACTGCCTCTTCAAGTGTCTGCACCTGAAGTAACGCTTGTTCTAAAATAGATTTTTCGCTCATTTGGAGTTTTATTTTCTTATAAATATTATGATTATGTAAAAAAATACTTTTTACGATATTAAAATCTTAAATAAATTAGATTACTTAGATAGGAAAGTATCCAATTTTAACATTAAAGTTTTCATTCTATCCGATTGCGGGTCACCTTCCTGAATAGGTTCTTGGTAGTTGTCTATTTCACCTGGGTCCTTAAAAATATAAGCGCCGGGGGTAGATGGAGATGATACTAAATCAAAACATACTAATTCGAAATCATCTTGTACTATGTTTTGACCTTTTATATTTTTTAATGAACCAACCCCTCTTGAGGATATACCTAACGATGCACCATTCATTAATAACATCGCCGCTTGGTCCCCCTTGGTACTAACGACACCCATTTTCTTCCAACCGGGTGACGTAAATAACTTTAGTTTACCCATTAGTATTTTACCATCCCACCAAGTCTCAAGGATAGAGTGTGAAACTCTATCTAAATCAATTAATGAAGATGTTGGGTGATTAAGTTCACTTAATGCTCCACCCTTTTGAATTAAATTTTGATATTTTTCGGCTTCTCTTTTTAAAATGGTTTCAGGATATACTCTACCATTTTTATTTGGAGTATCGTATTTTTGTAAAACAGCATAAAGAATTATATCCTGTGAAAAATCCACGTCTTTCATCTCGGATATAATTTTTTTGTTTTCTTTCGGGGAAACGTGACCCGCGTCGTATTCTATTAAAACGCCATTGCCAGTCTCATTAGGCCCAAGTACTTTCATTTATCCTTTTATATAATAAATACCACAATACCGAATTAATTCTTTGTTTTGTAGAAATTAAACAAAGTTTCGTCATTTAATATGGTATCCACTATAGTTACAGATAGGTCTGTGACAATCTTTTTTACCTCTTTAATCTTAATATCGAAGTACTTGTCCGCATATAAAGTTATCTCCAAATCCATAAAAGACCTTTTGTTGGTTTTTACACCTCTAGTTTTGATGTCTAGGTCCACTATGGATTCTGGCTTGAAATATTCAGACCTCAAATCGTAAATTTTCTGTTTTATTTTCCTCCTTGTTTGTGATATGACCCTATCAAAGTCACAATCATCATCGTTTGGCTGCGTCCACGAATTTAATTTAACATATATTGTTTTTAAATTTTTATAGTCAACCGTTCCATAACCAATTTTTACGTTTTTATAGACACCAAGTTTTATAAATTTTCCACTTTTCATTAATATTATTCATACTTAATATATTTTATGGTGTATTTAAAATATACAAAATAAACTTAACAAAACCAAATTTTTTACTTATATTTAAAAAAAAACGATTATGATTATTGTCAATGTTTCAAAAGAAAAAAACCTTGAATCCGCACTAAAAAAATACAAAAACAAGGTTCACAAAATAAAACAAACTGAAGAACTAAAAGGTAGACAAGAATATGTTAAACCATCGGTACAAAAAAGAAGTCAAAAGCTCAAAGCAATTTACAAAGAACAACTAAACAGAACCGATAATTAATCCAAGTTCTTATTTAATTCAATAAGTCTATAGTAATTAAACTTACTAATTTCTGATTCGGTAATATCCTTCTTAACCTCTGTTAACTTTGTCAGCAAAAAAGAATCAGAATTCTCCTTTAAAATCTTTTCAATTTTCTGAGACATACTTTCTCTCAATGAATTCATCTCCGTATTTAATTCTTCGGGTTTCATTGAAACGATTTTCTTAAAGGTTTCCTTTTGTCCATCATTCATAAAATCAGTAAACTTCGTATTAAAGTTGTTTACCAATACCGCAGTAAGTAATGATTGATTATTGGTATAAGATGCTGATTCCGAAACATTAGATGATTTTGGTGAAGTAAGATGTGATATGAGTCTTTGTTTGGCGTTTACCTTTCTTTCAACATTTAACAATGATGTTTGTTCAGATAAAACATCTAAACAATCATAAACTTCATTTTTTAAAGGAGTTACACTTTTTAAAATGTTGCTAAGATTAGATACCCCCTCATCCAATAGTTTTGATTTTTCTACTAAAAGGGTTTCTATTTGTTCAACAAACAATCTAGCGGTATCCACATTTGGAATGTGTTTATTTTCGACATCTCCATAAAACAAATACATTTCAATCAAATTTTTATTTGATTTGATTTGTTTTAATAAATCTTTTACATCTGATTTTTTATCAGAAGCGAAAGACTCGGTTAATTTAACCAACAATTTTGTTTTTACATTACCAAAATTTGACATCTTATTTTTCGTTTAATATATTTTTTAATTTATTTTCTATCTCATAAATATTCTGTTGGGCCTTATTAATATCAAAAAGGTCATTAATATTGTCACCCTCACCTAACATTCCCAAAATATTACGTTTTTTAGTTGATTCACTTAATGGTGCTGCCGGTCCTGCTCCCGCCAGTGGTGGAGGTTCACCCATATTACCACCCGGAGTGGCTACTTCACCAGCGGCCCCAGCCTCCTGTCTTTCTTCTTCAGGTACACCATACTTTGCATCCACATCGTCAAATACACCTGAACGTTTAATAACGATTTGTGTATTTTGTAATTCCATACCCACGGCTCTTTCAAGTCTTTGTTGTTGTAAATCCAACAACACCTCACTATCACTCATTCCAAGAATATTTTTCTTAGCCCATGTATGTGATACTGGTAAGATACCAACTTGAGATTGGTCAGACGTGGCATTTTTATAAAGTTCAATCTTTTCTTTCCATTGTTCAATCCTTAATAAATCAGATTGTGCTGATGGATTTGTTAATGAAAGAGTGAAGTTATTTAATTCATCTTCCATTCCAAGAAGATATAAGTGAACAAGAGCAATCTTATTCAATTCTTGAATTAAAGATTTTTGAATTCTATTGATTGTTCTTGCGAAACGAATATCCATTAACGCAAGTTGTTTACCGTCACCAACAACTTCTTCAAATCCTAAGAATGCCTTTGGAATTCTAAGAGCGGCTAATAATTTCTTTTGAATATATTCAATATCCGCAATCTCTCCTAGGTTTTGTGCTCCCGCTAAAGTTTCAATCGGGTTAGTTTGTGATGGGTCACGAATTGGAATAAAATAATCTTGGTCAACCGCCATTTGATTATATCTCATATCAACCTGACCATTTCTTGGGTCAACTACTTGGTCTCTTTTGAATTTATTAGCAACACGTTGAACATATTGTTCAATGTCCTTATCATCCATGTTACCAACAAATACTTTAAATACGCGTCTTTCGGGTGCTCTCGTTGTTCTATAAATCAACATCGCGTCTTCTGCAAGAAGTAATTGTTTCCAAATTCTTCTAATCTTGTCCAACATGGATGTACCATATGGAAGTTTTCTATCATCACCAAGTAATCTAAAATGTGCGATTTCCCAAGCTTGAAATTCCAATTCTTTATTTTTCCATTGGAATCTTAATTCTCTTGTTGGTGCTTTAATGTCTCTTTGATGTGGTGTCTTTGATTCCCTACCCTCTATTCTCTCTATTTCAATATTTGGTAATTGTTGGCAACCAATGATACCCTTTTCGGGGTCAATTTTTAAATAAACAAAATCATCACCATACTTACAAACGCCTCTAGCCCACATCTGTAGGTTTGTGTTTAAATCTAAACGATTGATAAATAAGTCTTCTAAAATTTGTTTGATACGACTTGACTCCGAGAATATTGTTAGAATATCGCCCTTCTCAGAAAGTGTCGTAGACTCTTCAGCATAGATATCAAGTGATGCTGAAATTTCAGGAGTAAACTCCATGGATTCGTAGTCATAATATGCCGCTAATCTATTTGGTTCATAATAGACGGATTGGTTATAAAGAGATTGTTCGAGTTTTGTCCATTTATCTGCAATGTATTGACTCTGTTGGGCTTGTAACATTGCTTTCTCATACTCTTCTCTACTATTGGTTTTTATTATCTCATCCCTCGAAAAATTAAATGACGGGGTCTCTTCAGGTCTTTGATTACCCGCAAACCCAAACATTTTGGTTAATCTTTGGAATACTGTTAAATTATTATCCGCCATTTATATAAATAGTTTTCTTTAAAAGATAATTAATTTCTTCAGTATAATAAAGTTGTGTGGCGTTATTTTTTTTTAGAGAAAAGCCAAGAATATTCCTTGTATTGGTCCTTACCTGGTACCCCAAAAGTTGTATTTACAATTTGTTTTCCGTCAGTTTGCATTGCACCAATTTGGTCAAATGCAGTTCCATATGAATAAAAAGATTTCTTTGTTTCATATGTTCTTTCAGATAAAGTCCAAGATTCCATCATTGCTTTGTTTTTGGAATTATTTCTCTGTAACTGATTAAAACTTATGTCTCCAGCATATAACGCCATTGACAAACTCATAATGGCATCGTCATGATGACCCTTCATATGGTCGGGTCTTCCATTTAAGTAAACAAACGTACTTAATTCATTTAATAAACGACTTGACCTAACACCAAATCCCTTTCTCAATTGTTCTTCAAATGCCGCGACAATTTGAGTTCTTTTGTTGTTAAAATTGATACCGGGAATTTTTTCCATTGCTTTTTTATTATAATCCCAAATGTTCTTGGTATTCATCCCATCAATAAACAAGTTTTTGTAATTCATTTCTTGTAGTTTTCTTGATGTAGCAATACCCATTCCACCAGTAATATCAATCACAATGAACGCGTCATAAAGAATACCCCATTTGTAACATACTCCCGCCAAATCGTCTGGCGGCATTTTACCAATATATTCTGCAACTTGTTCTCTTTCATCAAAATCAATAATGCTTATCGAGGAAAAATCTTCACTATCTCCGCGACTAACATCCACACCCATAATATATCTGTTACCTTGTACAGGTTCTTTCCATTGCCAAAAAGTACCATTAATGTATTTTTCTTTAGGTACTCTAATTAAATTTTTTGCTATATGTTCTTGCATCTCACCCGGTATAACCCCATCACCTGAACCTAAAAAGTCACACTCTAATTCCTGTGCAATTTTTCTCCTATCGTACTTAAACTTTTTCGCCATTGATTCAAACCATGATGAAAATGGTTTATAACCCTGTTCTTCATACCCTTGATATTTTTCTATATCAAATTCATATAAAACTACTTCATTATCGTCGTATTGCTCTCTATTCAACATATAATGAACAATGTCATTACACTTAACCCATCTTAAATCTTTTGTATATCGAGGGTCTTTAAACCAACGTAAATTTGAAATATGAAAATCATTTATTTTACGAATTGCTTGGTCGTATACACCATAATAAATTGGGTCATATCCGTTTGGGGTTGAGATAAGAATAATCTTACCTCCTGTAGACAGGGACGCCATAGACGCCGCCCAAAAGTCATCTCCCGCTTCGATATATGCTGCCTCGTCAAAAATAAGAATTGTGGGAGTATAACCACGTAGAGCATCCGCGGATGTTGCAACCGCTTTTACTTCACAACCATTATTTAATCTAAATCTACTTTCAGAGTTTTTATCGGGAGAAAACCCGACATTAATCCACTCTGGCCATTGGCCTAAGAAATAACGAATTTTATTTGCCATTTCTATCGCCGTATCACGTTTGTTTGCAATTACAAGTACCCTTTCGGGATTATCAGTATTTGCCAATTGTATTCTTCTTGAAATCCATGCCGCGGTTACCGTAGACACCCCCGCCTGTCTATACTTTCTTGTTATGTTATCATTATATTCTTCATAATCTTTAAGTAACTGAATTTGGTCTGGAAATAAATCCAATGGAACAAACTTTTTTTGCGTATTATCATAAGTTGTTAAGTATGTTTTTAATGCATACACAACATCTTTTTTAATACGAGCAAATTCTTTTAATTGTAATAGTTTTTGATTGTCCATATATATAAATATGAAAAAAGGGTGATTTTACCACCCTTTTCTTATTATCTCCATTATTAACTGCTAGGGTCGTCATCAGATAAGCTTATTCCAAGACCTCCTAAGAAGTCCCCAAGGTCATTATCGTCAGTATTATCTGTAATGTTATCTAAATCTTCATTAAATCTGGCGACAGCATCTTGATAGTTTTGGTCTTTGAACATTTGGTCAATACCTTGCATCAATTCACCCATCAAATGTTTACCCTTCTCAGAACCCGAAACAACTTCTTTCATGAATACTAAAAAATGTTTTGCGGGAAGTTTAAAAATTTCAACCAACAAATAGTTTTGTAACTCTACTTTATTTTCATTAGTTAAAATATCTTCAGGGAATTGTCTTCTAATTCTATCCCAAATTGCGGGACCTAAACGTAAATCCCACATCTCTTTTTCAATAGTATCTTCAGAACCTTCAATTTCTGACCACGCTTCCGCGTCTTCATTACCCTCTTCGTCAGTAGGTTTTCCTTGAATTGCAAATAATTCCATAATACCTTTAATCAATTCATGAACAAGTATTGGAAAATTAATACCTCTAGCAACGATTGTCGGAGGATTGGTATTTCTTTTTACTTCTTCCTTTCCACCAACTGAACCACCACCTTCAGGTCCTCCCATCATCATTCTCATTGTCTCATCACTTAACTGCCAATATAGAGTGTCATTAATTGACATCAAAATACCATATTGGGCAATTATATTATCTGAACCTGTAATTTCTCTGATTCTATCTGCTGCGTAGTGATACATGTAGTGACCTTTCTTAGAAGCACCCTGTATCATATTATTTATAAGTCTTCTTTTCGCCTTTTCCATGGTCATTGACTCTAAATCTGTCATCAAATCTTGTTCAATATCGACAGGGTCAAGGTTTTGTTGTTGTTGTATTTCTCGATTGAAGTTTTGAGTATCAATTTCACCCATACCAACAATCTTAGCATCGAATTGTAATGACCCTTCAGGTATCCCCATTTCTTTCATCACTAATTCAACCGCGAGTCTTTCTAATTCTTCTCTATGTGCAGACTCAGTTTGAACAATTTCATTATGGGCCGTCATCATCATTTGAGCCAACGGCATGATACCTTGTTCACCTTGCATAGGAGTATTAACACCAGTATATTCTCTAACTTTCGATACTACTTGTCTGTATCTTTCAGAAGCAAGTAATTCTTGGAAATTATTATTAGGTTCCTCTCCTGTTGATGGTAAAGGAATTTTTTTTAATGGCGTATCTCCTCGTGATAATTTATCTTGTAAACCCTGATATGGTCTATCAGGTGTATCAAAGCCCATCGCCATTTCGTCTATGTTTTCCCTTAATATAGACAATAAATTCTTTTTAGAAAACTCCATTATTTTTTCTTTTTTTCTTCTCTCAACGCTTTTGGTTTAGGGTCCTTTCCGGGTCCTGGCTCATATGGAGTTTTTGGTTTACTTGGTTTTTCAGTTGGTGGTGCATCGGGAATTACTTCCGGCGGCGCCGGTTTAGTTTCAGGTCGATTACCCACAATTGAATCATACGTCATGAATTCAGGAACACCGTTGTGACCTTTTCTCGCCTTAGTCATTGGCATTGGTGATGCGGTCTCTGTAATTTTTTCTGTAATTATCGATAAAATATCAGACTTAGAAGTAAATTGTGAGAATTTTGATTCTGTTAAACCCATAACCCACTCATTCATACTTCTTTTTTTAGCATTAGAAGTCTCAATCATTTTTTTTATACATGCTTTAACCTCTTCATCTGTTACCTTTCTTCCTAATTTTTTTTCCATCTCAGTTTTAAACCATGACATAGACATCTTCTTAGAATCTTCTTCATCAAGCTCGTAACTCTTTTTACCTCTAGCACTATATTTTGATTCTTCCTTTTTTTTGTCTCTGATTGTCTTTTCACTAAATCTACCATCATACGCCCCTTGCTTAATCATATTATCTCTCTTCGCGCCTCGCCTAATTGAATCGAGTTTTGATGCAATCTCATCCTTGTTAGGTATTTTGGTTTCATCCTCTTTCATTTCTTCCTCGTATGTAACGATTGTTTGATTTGATTTTTTAGCCTTATCGACTTTCTGTGCAAGTTGTGGGTCTTTTTTAGATATCATCACATCTTCTTCAGATAGTACCGTTTTAGCTAAAGTGGTGAGTTGTCCATCACTCAAACGAGACAAGGTTTTTTCAGAAAAACCTTCAAATAACAACTTTTCAATTATGTCTTTACGTTTCATATCTCTTTAAATTTTAGTTCTTGTTTTTCTAATAAATACCCTCTCGATTTTAATTTTTTTGTTACCGATTCGATACTTTCACCAAAACGAAAAAACAATCTTTCAAACTCTAAATCGAAATTAGATTTTTCCCAAGCCATGGCGATTATACCATCCACAGCATCAATAACACCGAAGTAGTCTGAATTTTGAATTAATTCTAAAACCAAATCGGTGTCTTTGAGTAATCCAACCAAGTCTATGTATTCAACCCTTGGGGATTTTAATGTCATTGTAGAAGATGCGGGAACGTCAAACCACTCCTCTATGTCAATCTCAGTCCTTTCGCTGAATATGAATTCGTACTGTTTTTGACCTTTATAATCTGAGCCGATTTCATTGACATAGATTAGACGCATTTTACTTAAAGTATTTTCCTAAAGTCTCTTCAATACTTTTGTTAATATCTCTTTTAATTTCATCTAAATCAAGTTCCACCACATCTGTTTCGTTCATACCGATATCAGCAAACTTTCTTAGGTCGATTTCTTCATCTTGAACCGCGGGCATATTAACAAAACTCTCTAATTTATCCATTGTTTCGCCCAATTCAGATTCTCCGCTTTCAGGTTCTTCTTTCGCGGGCATTTCTGGTTCCTCCGCTGGTATTTCTGGTTCTTCACCACCTTCCTCAGATTCTTCTCTTTCAAACTTCTTAGCAATTTCCTCGATATCATCGTCCTCAAGTTTCTCTAAGTTTACTGCCGAAATAACCATATTAAGAACGTACTTGATATCATCACTTTCCATCTTCTCTTTTTGGTCTCTTAATTCTTGACCAAGTTTACCAGCAAATTTTTGAATTTCCGCCATGTAATCAGATGGTTTACCTTCTGCACTCATTTCGTCTGACGGCATTTCACCTTCCGGTGCGGCGGGTTCCATTCCCGCATCTTCAGCTGGTGGAGGTGGAATTTCTCCCCCTTCTGGTGAAGGTGGTGGAGGTGGAATTTCTCCCCCTTCTGGTGCTGGTGGGACTTCCATAGTAGGTTCCGCAGGAGGAGCCTCTTTTTGGTCCTTATTTTGTTTTAAAACATATTTTGTAACTTCTTGTAATTCTTGACTTTTAACTAATTCAAGTCTTTTTAATGCTTCGGAATATGACTTAAATTTATTTTTATTCTTCATGAATAGACCACCAATGTAGTCTAATGAACCTTCGTTTAAACCCTTTTTAACATAATAACCATCCTTTTCTTTAACAATACCATACACACCATTTGCAGACTCAGTTATGTGTTCCACTTTATTTGATTTGGTTACTTTAGGTTTATTACCGTAATAAGTCAATTCAAGAATTCTCTTTAACTTATCATCTCCGTGAAGTTTTTCACTTCCTAATGGTTTTAAATCTCCCATGTTTTTAATTTATTGATTGTATATTATTCTAGTATCCTATAAATATGTGCATATAAAGAAAAAAATTGGGGCTTACTATTGTGGAAGGGACAATTTTTTATCTCTAACCATTGTTTTTATTGACATTAACTTCTTTATATAACCATTTCTCCTTAACAATTTAAATGTTAAATTCTCATATGAATATTCACCTCCTGATTCGAGACCACATTGTCTAAATTTCTTAATCTTGTCCTTTAATTCATCTACCTTCTCAGTTACGTCCTCTCCCGATTCACCCAATTCATTTAATAAGTCTATCTGTTTTGCGTATTCCTCACCCTTTTCAAGTATTTTTTTCTCATCAATGTCTTCAGGGTTTTCTAATTTCTTAGGTTCTACCACCCATTCATTATTTAGAACGGAGTATACTCCCGTAGACGTATGTTTTTCATCAATATCTTGAACATAAAGTTCAACGTCGAAATTTTTTATTGTAATGCTGGTATTGGAGTTCCAAATATTTTTTTTACTATTAAAAAATTCTTTAACTATTGTGTGATAGGATACCGAACTTGCTTTACCAGAGTCAAACTCATCTAAATCAATCAATATGTGTAAATCAACATCAGAATAATTTGACCAATTAAAATTTGCCAATGAACCTGTTAATACAATATCATATACAAAAAAATCTATATCAACAAACTCTAAAAATTCATTACTTATTGCAAGTAATTTTTCCCTTATTTCTTCTTTTAGTATAAATGTGTCACCATCTTTATCAAAAATTACATCGGACAAAGAATCTTTTGACCTGAAAGATTTTACAATCTCTTGGTCTTTTTCCATATCTTCTATTAGTTCTGATATTAAACTCATTTTACTTTACGATACTTGTAATTTTTTGATATAGTACTATTAAAATATTTTCCTTGTGATTCTGCCATACGAAACCTTGTAAAGGTTTCCCATGGAACATCATCGTACTCATAAATAGAGCCGTTATTAAATTCCATTAACAACTTCTTATCGTCAGTATTGTAAGTTGACGACTTTAAATTAGAAGAACTAATACTAACCTCAATTAGGTTACCCGTGATTTTTTCTGATGTTATACTCATTTTGATATTTTTAATATAATATACTTAATAAATATCAAAAAGAAAACCCCGAGAAATCGGGGTTTCTACTAATTCAAAGAAATGAACCTTTCAAGAGATTTTTTCTTGGATTTTGGAAGAATGATTTCTAATACACCATTTTCTACTTTACCTGTAATGTCCTTTTCAGAAACATCATCAGGTAGTGAATAAGTCTTTTTAAAAGAACTTACGAAAGAATAATTGACATTATCGTTTTCTTCCTTTTTATAGGAGATAGTTAGGATTCCCTCTTTAATTGAAATCGACAAATCTTCTTTTGTCAATCCCGGAACTGAGAGGTAAACCGCATACTCATTATCTCTTGTAAAGAGTTTCGATGAATTATCCCTTACAAAGGATGGTCTTTCAAAGAAAGTGTCTAACACGTCTTTGAATGGGTCTCTATAAAATGTAATCATAGTTTATTATATTTTTGTATACTTGTACTCAAATAACATTCCAACGAATAAAATTAGACAAAGTGTCATGTGTTTTTAATTTTAATTGAAAATTTGTCTTTGATTTGTTTTTTAGACGGATTATTGTTATATTTTATTAAAATAAAACGACATGCCAGTAGATTTTTTTGAAGAAGGACCGACGACCACCCCTAAAAGGGGGAAAAAGGGTTCAACAACCCCAATTCTTGATAATTTTTCAAGGGATTTAAACAAATTAGCTGAAGAGGGTAAAATAGACCCAATCATCGGTAGAGATAAGGAAGTAAAAAGAATCGCACAGATACTTTCCCGTAAGAAGAAAAACAACGTAGTTGTTGTTGGTGATTCTGGTGTTGGTAAATCGGCATTAGTTGAAAAATTGGCAATGTTAATTGTCAAGGGTGAGTCTCCATCTAATCTAATAGACAAACGAATAATGTCTTTAGATTTAACTTCTCTTGTTGCGGGAACAAAGTATCGTGGCCAATTTGAAGAAAGAATTAAAGCGATATTAAATGAACTTCATAATGAACCAAATGTAATCATCTTCATTGATGAATTACATACCATGATTGGTGCGGGAAATGCTAGTGGTTCAATGGATGCTGCTAATATACTTAAGCCCGCTCTTGCAAGAGGAGAAATACAATGTATCGGAGCAACAACCTTTGATGAATTTAAAAAACATATTGAGAAGGATTCAGCATTGGTTAGAAGATTTCAAAAAATAGTTTTAAAGGAACCTACCTATCAAGAGACAATACAAATTCTACAAAACTTAAAGGATTCATATCAAAACTATCATAAAGTATTCTACGAAGATGGTGTCATTGATACCATTGTTAAACTATCTGGTCGTTTCATAACAGACAGACAATTCCCCGATAAGGCAATAGACGTATTAGACGAACTTGGTTCAGATAAAAAAATAAATATCAAAGTTCCCGACATTGTCGAGAAACTAAAAAAGGATGCTGACGAAATCAAAAACAAGAAGATACTTGTAGTAAAGAGTCAGAACTATGAACAAGCAGCAAAGCTCAGAGATGAAGAAAGAAAAATAATGTTAAAACTAGAAGCAGAAAAAAATAAGTGGTTAGAACAACAAAAAGATAACAAGACACCAATCTATGTTGATGATGTCTATGAGATTGTATCTAACATGACGGGTGTTCCCATTACAAAGTTAGACGACAACGAAACAAAAAACTTATTAAATCTTGAGGAGATATTGTCCTCCAAGGTTATTGGACAAAACGAAGCGATATCAATTATATCTAAAGCGATTAGAAGAAATAGAGTTGGGATAAAAGATAATAACAAACCAATTGGTTCATTTATATTCTTAGGTTCTACAGGTGTTGGTAAAACATTTCTTGCAAAATCAATTGCTGAATTATTATTTGGTGACCCCGAAAAAGTGATTCGTGTTGATATGAGTGAGTTTATGGAAAAACACAATGTATCTCGACTCATTGGCTCACCTCCTGGTTATGTTGGGTATGATGAGGGGGGTCAACTTACCGAAAAAATTAAAAACAACCCATTTGCTGTTGTATTATTTGACGAAATTGAAAAAGCACATAAAGATGTATTCAACATCCTTCTTCAGATTTTAGATGAAGGATATTTGACTGATTCTTTTGGTAGAAAAGTAAACTTTACTAATACTATCATAATCATGACCTCAAACATCGGCACCAAGAAAGTTTTCGATTTCGGAGGCGGTGTTGGATTCAATACCTCGTCAAGTGAAACCCAAAAGTATGAGATTAGAAAATCAATCATACAAAAATCACTTAAACAACAATTTAATCCCGAATTCTTAAATCGTATTGATGATGTTATTTTATTCAATGCACTCAATGAAGAAACTATTAATAAAATTATCGAGATTGAACTTTCGAAATTGGTTACAAGATTGTGCGAAAAAAACTTCAACATTTTGTTTGATAAAAGTGTAATCAATCAAATTGCAGAACTTAATACCCAAGAGGAGTATGGTGCTCGACCAATAAAAAGAATAATACAAAACTTGTGTGAAGACTTTCTTTCCGATGAAATATTGAGGGGCACAATAAAAGAAAATCAGGTAACTACAATTAGGTTTAAGGATGGCCAACTAAAGATTTTAGATAAAATGGTGTAAATATTCTGATTTTTTAAAAAATCATATATATTTATATCTACAAGGAAATCTTTGCCGAAATCCTTTCGTTTTTAGTCTGTGGGGTTGAACCCACAAAATGACCTCAAAGCCCCGATTCCCGTCGGGGCTTTTTATCTAAAATTTTTATATATTTGTAAAATGATAAAATATATTTTAATTTTAGTCACGGTATTCTCATTGGGTATCGTGGCGTGTGGTAACAATTCCACCACATCAACGGAAACAACGGACTCAACCGCGGTAGCAGTGGATTCTTTCTCACCTACCGCAAATGATTCTACTACTGCTCAGATTACCGACAGTACTTTGAATCAACAATAATTTGACGAGTGCTCACTACCAATGGCGGAAATGTGAGTTGAATGTGTTGATTGTGACACCACAGCCTCCAATTTTATAAAACAAATAACTTTATATGAAATATAAAATATATTTAGATGATGTTAGAACCCCCATTGCAAAAGATGAATGGGTGGTGGTCCGTTCGTATGAAGAATTTGTGAATATAATATCCGAAATTGGACTAGAAAATATCGAACTAATTTCTCTTGACCATGACTTAGGTGATACCGCAATGGCTGAGTGGCATTGTAATGTTTATCACAATTACAAATTGGATTATGATAACATTTTGGAAAAGACTGGAATGGATTGTACTAAATGGTTGGTTGAACAATGGATGGGTGGGAAACCTGTTGTAGATGTTGTTATTCACTCGGCTAATGCAATGGGTAGTGGGAATATGATGGGATACATAAACAATTATAGACATATACATCGTCTACCTCAGAATTGTGTGAGGGTTCAATGGGAGCACACAATTAATTAACAATGGGGTGTTGAAAAACTTTTTGGTGTATCCCGAACTTTTAATCATATTTGCTTAACCGATTAACTAATTTATAAACCAACCCTGTATGTCTAAAATTAAAACTAACGTATCTACAAAAAAACTATCTATAAAAGGAAAGTATAATGAATTTAGCGACTTCTATGACGTTAACAAAGTAATAATCTATCAGAACATACTCAAGTTGTTCAAAACCTTTGAGGATAAAGAAAAAAACACACTTGTTTTAACAATATCGGCAAAGATTAAAAACATTGAATGGGAAACCGATTTGAAATTTACTCGTGATGAGATTAATGTTCTAAAAAGAGATATTATGCCCTATTTTGAAGAGATTGAGGATTATGAAACTTGTGGTGAGATATGTGAACTATATACAAGTTTGAAAGAAAAAAAGTAATTTTAATCTCCTGAAATTCATATTAATAAATATTAAAATGGGGGTCTATTAACCCCCATAATTTTTATACATAATCATTTTTTTAACCACTAATTAGGGAAAACACCTTTTTTAATCATTCTAAGAAGAATTCTACAACAAGCAATATCTAAAGCTTTTTTTGTTGATATACCAATTGTGGATTGATTGAACTTAACCTCACTTAAATTATCGTCATTTAGTAGTGTTAATTCTCTTACAGTTTTAGCTTCTCCTAAACCACTTGCAGCGATTATTTCTCCGGTCTCAGCATCAGTAAATCTTACTTGAAGACCTAATCTTGTATTTACAATATTTTTTACACCATCTTTTAAATTTACAGTTTCATCTTCCGATACGGAAAAATCATAAACTTCAATCGTAACGAAATACCGAGCTAACCTGATTTTACCTCTCCCATCAAGTTTATCTTGAGTTATACCTGATTGTGATGCCTGGAATTGTTTTACCATACGATTTTTTATCTCCGTCTGACTTTCAGTAAACACAAATCTGTTTAGTTCTGATAGAAATTCTAAACTGATATTTGCAACACCTAAACCAACTTTCTTTTCTTTTAATTCGGGATATTGTTCATAAACCTCATCATTGATACCAATTTTTAAAATTTGAATGGGTATTTGAGGTCCACCATAGTCCATCAAATAATTGATATTAACACTTGTTTCAAACGAAGCCTTATATTGTTCTGTTTGTGTTTTACCAACAACTTGAGCGGTTAATTTATTTGTTATACAAAACATTAAAATAAACCAAATAGCAATAATACCAACTGTTATCCACAACTCTTTACTTTTTTCGCTCATTTTAAACATGTAATTCATATTTTATTCTATAATATCTTTTATTTTACCACACTTTAAACATTCTTCGACGCCATCACCATCCATATCCCCCCATACGTGTTCACATTGTCTATGTGCGAAATACATATCAATCTTACCATCGCCATCAAAGTCAATACCATCCATTATACCATCTTCGTCCACTTCTACACCAGTTCTTGCTTTAGTTGTTTGTTTTTCTTCTAATTTTGATACTGTGGGTATAACTTCTTCCTCTTTTTTAAACCAGACCATGTTCCGTCTTGTTCTTGTGTTTCTTCTGACACAGCAGTTTTAGACTTTTAAAAATTGTTTAGTTAATTGTTTATTATAATTATTTAGAACTAAATAATAGCTTCCATTACTTACATTCGTCATATCAATTTGTTTATATACCACAGTTTGATATCCATTTCCTGATATATTACCAAATTGTTTAATCATTTTACCTGATACATCGTAAACCGCAACCCCCGATTTAGTCGAAACAATATCAAAGAAGATTAATTCAATATATAACGTATAATTAGGTTGTTCTTTAGCCCCAACTAAGATTAAACCACCCTACCCTGCTCGTTTATTATTTCTTGAGCAATATTTCTAACACCAAACGCCAAATTTTTATTACCCACAAGTGTTCCAACCTTAATATTGTTAACAACTGGGTCTACGAAAATTGTCGCATTACTTTGAGCTTCTACACCCAAGAAGAGTAAAAGTGTTAGTATCGTTATAACAATTAATTTCAATGATTTAATTGGTAAATTTTTATAAATTATGATATTAACCTAAATTATTCGGGGGTCGCGCCACCACCATTCTTCTTATTTATCCATTTGTCTACCGATGCAATACCAAATGAACCTAAGGTAATAACCAAGAATCCATCGAATATGAATTCATTAATTAACAACTCTTTACCTAAAAAACCTGTAGTTAGGTCAACAAAGAGTGCAATCACCATCATTGTGAAAGAAAGAAAACCAACTACTGACTTTTCGTTGATTGTGTTGTTGTCGTTGAACAACTCGCTAAAAAATTTTTTCATACTTCATAGTTTTAGTTAGTGTTTAGTTTATGTTTTGGTTATCTATAAATACATTGAAATGGTTATAAACGGTTGGATTTTTACACTAAAAATTTTTTTGAGTTTTTATTTACTTTTACGGCACTTATTATTACCTTTATAATAGATTTAAACTTAAATTAATCTTCGATGAGACAATTCGTGCATACGACATCATTTACAATCTGTTCAAAATGGGCGGAGGTCTCTTGTAAGTATTTGAGTTTTATAGGATACTGAAAGAACCTCGGGAGAAATCTCAAGGACCTCCCAACCAACGGTCGGGTAGCTCAGCGGTAGAGCAATCTCACTAAAACGAGACGTGACGCGATAGGTTCGACCCCTCCCCCAACCACTACGATTATCGTTCTTTGACATATTTTTAAAAAACAATTATTATTATGGAACAGTTATTTGCATTTGTTCTTGGTGTTGGCATTATGTCATTGATTTATGGTTTAGTGTTAGTATTGAGAATGAGAAAAGAACTCAACAATGTTGAATCAAATTTACATAACACAAAAGATGAGGTTATGTCAATTAATAGGGAAATTGAAAGAATCGATAAGAGAATTGACTCAAGGGTCGATAAACTTACCGATATAATATTTCGAGAATTAGAAAATAAGGAAAAAGACCTCCAAGATTCTATGACTCGAAATTATGAACAAACAAACAGAGATTTTGAATCCGTATGGAGAGAAATTGATAAACAACAACAAAACAAAAATAAAACACGTAAAGTGTTAACAGACTAAAAGTCATAAACAAAGAACGGTAATCGTTTTTTTTGTTCCTGTCGTCTAATGGTTAGGACACCTCCCTTTCACGAAAGTCATGTCGGTTCGAGTCCGACCTTGGGGGTACAGAAATAGTCGGGTGGTGGAAGCGAGTAGTTGTACAGCTGCCGATGGAAAGACACGGGGATGTGAAAGTCCCCACCAATAACGGCATACAGGTTCGAATCCAATCGGGGATACTCACAGGGAAATATCGCGGTTCTGTAACGTACTTGGTTTAGGACCAATGAGTTGCGGGTTCGAATCCTGTTTTCTCAACTTTATCATCGGTAATGATGATAATTTATTTTATCGTCTATTTCAACGATGTCTCCTTAGCTCAGCGGTAGAGCATCTCGCTGTTAACGAGAGGGTCCGAGGTTCGAAACCTCGAGGGGACGCTTTAGGACCCTTAGGACTCATAATCATTAGGCCCACGGTTCGAGCCCGTGAGGGTCCACTATGATGACCTATAGTGCAAACCATTTGGTGGGGATTTAAAAAAAATTTAAAAATTTTTTAAAAAAATTTTGGAATTTGGTTTTTTTCCTTTATCCTTGTAAAAGATTTGAGGATTTAGATATTGAGTCGAGAATCCAAAAAATAAGATTGTTCTTTGAATTAAGATATTGGGCGGTCTATAGTCCATAAAATAAACCATGAAAGTGGTATAAAGTGACCTATTTGGTTTAAGTGGGTTGCGGCTTCCGCAAGGGAGCTCGAGTAGACAAACGAGGTATCGTTGAATCTTGAGTACCGAGGGTAACACTGTAGGGAAAGTGGTTTGATGAACGGGGGATGCGGGTCCTTCGTTTGAGGTGGGAACACCAATAAGAATAACTCGTAAGGTTTATGCAAGAAACACGGTCATCCAACTATGTCATTGCGTAATTCAATATGATGGGAATCTTAAAACCGAAAGGTATGGTTGTGTACGGGTGGTGCTGTTACAATCCTTGAATTGAATCTGCCAAGGTTTATTTCATGAAGGGGTCCAAAAATATGGAGGTCGGGAGACTTCAGAGGGTAGTTCAGTATCGTGTTGTCCAAAAGATAACATGGCTGGTTGTCGAGCCGCTACCTTCACCATCCGCGAACCAATACTTTGGTCTAATCAATGTCCAAAACATTAAATTAAATCAAGGAAAAGCGCTCGTCAGTCGTCGGAAACAGGTGACTACTTAGTAATGATGTGTTCATTGCCGTAGAGGGCTCCAAACCCAATACGATTTTTAAGAAAGTTCTCTAATCTCGCAAGGATTAATTGGGGTGGCAACCTCGAAGAGTGATGAGTATTAAGAGAGTATTCGATGACTCAAGGATTGGTTAATCTAATTGACCGTCACTGGTTGGTACAACCCAAAAGGTTGTGGATATGAAGGCAAACCATAAACCTTCTAAAGTCAACTACATAAACGTGTAATCTCAACGTGTTTTTTATTTTATTGAGAAGCCAACCGCTATATTAAGTCAGAAGAAATTCTGACTTTTTTTATGTTTTTAACATAAATTTCATTATATTATTTTATGAGAATTATTTCCATTGCAAAACAATAATAACATGGATAAAACCAAATAAAAAAGAAAAAGAAAAAAATGAGTAAAAATCTTGAAGAAAAATTATTAATCGGATATGAAGAATATTTGAAACTACCAAAAGCAGAGTGTAGTGGTATTAATAAAAAAACGGAATTATATACAAATGGTTGATGTGTATTATTAGGAAGGTCAATATCACACCCACATCCGCATAGACATTATACATTATTAGAATTTGTATATTGGTGTGGAAAAAATGAATTATTATACAGAAGATTTATACCATAAACCAACCAAATATTAAAGTCATACAAAGTATGAAAATGAAAAATAAACAACAAAAAAAAATAAAATGTCCTCATTGTGGTATTGAGGGTGGTAACACTATGGGTAGATGGCATTTTGATAACTGTAAATATAAATAATAAAATTATGTGTAGAATCGTATGTATATCTGACACGCATGGTCTTCATAAAATAATGGGTAAATATGGGCGGTTACCTGAAGGTGATGTATTAATTCATGCGGGTGATTGTACAAATGTTGGTAAAGAAAAAGAAATAGAAGATTTTGTTCATTGGTTTCAAAATCTAAAAGGATTTGATACTAAAATTTTTATTGCCGGTAACCACGATTTTGGTTTTGAAAATTACAATGGTATTAGACATAATGGTGATGCTCCTTGGTTACACCATTTGTTGAATGAGGAAAATCTCTCACAATCCGATGTTGTTTATTTACACGATTCTGAGTTTATTATTGAATCACCTGAATTTTCAAGACCAATAAAATTTTATGGTAGTCCCTGGCAACCTGAATTTTATGATTGGGCATTTAATTTACCGAGGAATGGGTCTGAGTTAGAAAAAAAATGGTCTCAAATACCTGATGAAACAGATGTTCTTATAACTCATTGCCCACCACACACTAAAAGAGATTTTATACCAAATAATCTACAAGTTGGTTGTGAACTTCTAATGTTTCGCGTGGAACAATTGAAACCATTAGTTCATGTTTTTGGTCATATCCATAATGCACATGGTGCCCAATACAATGAGGATACTATCTTCGTTAACGCCGCGATATGTACCGAAAGATATGTTCCATCAAATAAACCGATAATCATCGATTTAAATGAAGTCGATGGTAAAATGATTGCTACATATGTCGAAAATAATTAGTCCTGTAAGTGTTGTTATATCAACCAGAGCCATAGATGAGGTTCACATGAATAAGGTGAAAAAAAGTTTTTCTCACCCTAAAACAGAGATGTTAATTTATGTAAATAACGGGGATTACTCACTCCCTCAGTTATACAATAAAGGTTTGAGTGAATCAAAACATGACATTGTTGTTTTCATGCACGATGATGTTATTTTTGAAACCACCAACATAACGGGTAAACTAAACAAATTATTTAAAAATCATCCTGAACACGGAATTATTGGTTTAGCGGGTACCGATACGTTGGTGACAGGTAAATGGTGGGAAAGAACCGACAAAACATATGGTCAGGTTAAACACGAATACAACGGTAGAGTACATAGGAACAATTTTTCAGGAACCTTTGGTGATAGTCTTAAAGACGTTGTCGCGGTTGATGGTTTATTCATTGCAGTTCACAAACAAAGAATAAAAGAAAAATTTGATGAGGAGTTTCCCGGATTCCATTTTTACGATATACCATTCTGCGTTGCTAACTACACAAAAGGTGTTAAAGTCGGTGTAACAACCAAGATTTTAGTTATCCATAAATCAGTAGGTATGTTGAATAAAAAATGGGAAAAGAACAAATTGTTCTTTGAAGCCAAATATGGTAATTTACTCCCACTAAAAACATAGTAGTTTTTTCAAATAATAGAAATATTTATTTATATAAAAACTATATTATATGGTAACAATTATTGTAGTATTACTAATTTCAGCTGGAGTAGTATACTTACTAGTTAAGAGTGGTAAACTTAAAGATGACAACGGTAATAACATACCTAATGTTGTTGAGAAACCAGTGGTTGATGTCGTTGAAAAAGTTAAAAAAACAGCAAAAAAAGTAACCGCTAAAAAATTAGAAAAAAAAACTAAATAACTTTTTTATCAATCAATATATTGTGGGTTAAAATTTGTTTTTTAACCCTTTTTTATCTATGTTTGTATTCTATTTATCATATGGGGGTGACAGGCATTGATTGGCGTTGATATGGTAAATGGGCACGTAGTCGGATGTCATCTACGACTTAAATCTATGGTGGTAGTTTTTAAACGGCAACGTTTATAACAACATGGAAGTAGCAGGTCTTCTTGCAACTTCTAAAGTAGCGGCCTAACCAAGTTAGGTTCTACAACGGGTCGACGGACATATAACCCAGGAACAGAAGTCCTTACGGTGTAACACCACCTCAGAGTGTTGGAGCAAACTTGACGGCTCTTGAAAATCCGGTTATGAACAGGTTTGTTAATAGCTCTGAAAGAAATTAACTATTTGTTGGTTATGAATAATCAAATAAACGTGTAGTCCATTTATGATATTGCGAACAAGACGCGGGTTCGAATCCCGCCATCTCCACAAAAAGAAACCCACCTATTGGTGGGTTTTTTATTTTAAACCTATGGTATCTTATAAACGAGCAAAGAGGTCAATTAAGACCCCTTTGCCTAGATGTTGGATACCCCCTTTCGTTTTTTAGTTTAGTTATCATCTATTGGCGACCAAACCAATAGAGTCTACTAATAAATATCAAGAAAGTATCGATTAAGTATATAACCTGGCTAATAATTTTAGACCTGCTAATGTTAGTACTCCACCCACCAAACCACCCCCTCCATCCAAAAGTCCACCACCTTCCCTACCTTGAGGTTGTCCTTGGACTGGGACGGGATTCTGAGCAATGTATGAACTCATTTGTGGGTTATCAGCTACTTTTTCTTCTCTAAACTTCTTATCATTTGTCATTTTATCTTCAAGAGCTGATAATGATGGTAACCCAAAAGTTGACAATAAGTTATTGGCCATGATAAATTTTCTAAATGAGTTTCTTCTATCTTGTCTTGACCAATACCGAAACCACCAATCTTTTACAAGCTCACCCGGATTGATACCCTTTCTAGCTGCGTATCTTGTCAATCTTTCACCCTGATAAAAACCTTTAAGTCCTGACCTAAATGATGTTGGTGAAGTAAATGCCGATTTTAATGCTCCTATAGGTTTTATTTTGGTTACCGAACTGGTAACAGATTTTGACAATCCTGCGAGACCTTCTTTAAGTCCCGATGCCCATGAAGATTTTACACCACCTAATTTTTTTATTGTAGTTTGTACACCAGGATGATTCACATATTTTAATGCTTTTTGTAATTCGGCGCCTAGTTTTGGATTAGACGC